TCGTGAGACGCAATGACAGTGCCTTCAGCCTTCCAGCCGAGCTTTATGTGTGCGTCTACGGCTGACAGGAACCATTCTACAGGAATGATTGAGTCTTCGTTCTCATCGTAAGTCTCGCCTTCCCATATATGAGAGTACAAGGCTGGAGACATATGAGCCTGATCATAGGCTCGCTCTTGCTCTAAGACTTCTGGGAACGCAGGATTGTCATTGTAGTTCATCCAGACAATCGTGTGATGCTCATCCTCATAAACGCCATCACGCCGCAGCTCTTTCTCAAACGGCTTAACGAATCTTAGGAAAAATGGATCAGCGGCTGACCTTGGGTTAGCTGCCATCCAGATCTCTGAGCCTGCCGTCCTGAGCGTAGGTGTGAGAGCCTTCAAACTGGCCTCTGAGATTGTCTGAGCTTCGTCCACAAACACACGGCTGAAGTTGTGGTAAGACTTTACACTCTCTGGTGAGCGAGCTAAACCGATATACTTAAATGCTGTTTCGCCATTGTAGCGAATCTCATTGCGCTGTATCTCAAAGCCTTTCAGCTCTAATCGTTCTATCTCAGCACACAGAAGCGTATGAATAGAATCGTCAATGCTGGCTTGGAACTCACGAGCGCAGAGAGTCTTTATGCCTTGCGTCTGAGCTGCTTGTAGGCACAAATCACCCATCGTCATGCTCTTACCAGAACCTCGACCTCCGATGCAGATCTTGTAGCGCTTGGGCTGCAAGAAAGGAAGCATCTTCTTGGGCATTTGCATCTTGGGCATTATTCGTATTTCACAGTATTCTTTTTCTGCTTAGCCTTAGCCATTGCTATGGCGATGGCCTGATTCTGTGGCTTGCCTGCCGCCATCTCTGTCTTGATGTTCTTGGAGATGGTCTTTTTGCTCTTTCCTTTCTGTAGTGGCATTTCCGAATATCCTCTCAAAGTTTGCTTGGAATACTTTCTGGCTTACGCTGTACGGTCTTGGCCTTGATCCTTTGCTCACTCCATCACCTCTATCGTCCAGTGCGTGTCAACTTCCATCTGGATCGGAGTGCCATTCACGCCTGTGTGCTCTGTCCTGCTCTTCTCAGTCCATCCTAGCGTCTGGCTTAGGTAGAGCTTCAGGCTTGCAAAGTCTTTATCAATGATAGCCTTGTCACGCAGCGTCCTAGCCGCCAGCACTCCATCCTTGTATCTAGCTTTGGTATAAGCGGTAAAAACTCGCTCATCTCTTTTGAAGATTTCTCGTAAGGTCTTGGGAGTAATAGAAAAATATTCAGCGAGCTGATCCTGTGTCATTACCGGAGCAAGCTCTTTGATCTCTTCTATCTCTTCGTCTGTAAACACTATCTCTGGCCTAGCCATCAGATGAACTCTTCCTTCTCAACTTCAATGATAGTCTGTGGAATACCTAGTGCTGTTCTCAGCTCTCTACGAGCCATTGCTGCCACATACTCCTTATGATCCTTGTAACGAATCTTGCGGCCTTTGGCCTTATCCGTCTCATATATCACAATAGTAAAATCGTCAGCATCTACGGTCTTTTGGAGTAGATAGTGACGATCTGGAGTAAATTCTTTACTGCGCTCAAACAGGTCTCCTATTTTGAGTCCTACCGATTCTACCACACTATCACCTTTTGCGCCGCAAGCAAAACAATACATACCGAGCTTTTGACCTTCTGGCGTGTCATGCAAATTGACGCTCATGCTTGGATTAGAGTCATCATGCACCGGACAGCAGGCAGTCCACTTGTGAGATCCAAGCTGTCTTACTTTGTCTAGCCTATCTAATACTGGTTGATACCATTCCATCATGCTCTCTTACTCCATGCTATCTGACGGCTCTTGATCCAGTTCATAGCCTCTGGTATTGGCTCCCTGCCTATCTGCTTCAGGCCATTAGGAGCGCAGGAGAAGGCTTCAATGTACTTATGGTAAGCCCAGCCTTTCTTGTAGTTATGCTTGTAGCCGTAATACAGGAGAGATGAGTACCACTGCTGCTTCTGCTCCTTGGTCAAATTCTTGCGCCTTGCCTCAGCAGGTGACAGGTTCTCTGCCTTGACGAGCTGTGTGCCGTCATCTTTGAGCGTTGGAGTGCCTATAGGTAGCTCCCAGCCACACTTACAACGAAGTCCTGTGAACGCACCGCTGCACTGCTTGCAGTTGTGAAGAATAGGTTCTTTAGGCTCGGTCTTAGTTTGCTTGCGCTCTTGGAAGTTCCTCTCATTAGAATGCAACTCTGAAGGCACAAAAGACTCCGGATAAGCTCCGAAGTGAGAGAGATTGCCTGCGTGGTCAAGCACAATCGCTCGCTCCTTATCAGGATGGATGCGCCATATGCGGCCTATGCGCTGAATCCAAGTGGTCAAACTGCGAGTCCTGAATGTGTCTATCAAGATTTCCACACCGGAATCGTCCCATCCGGTGTTTAAGATGCGGCTGTTAATCATAACCTTGTACACACCATCCTCAAAATCTTGATACTTAAGCTCTCTGGTAGCCTGATCGTCATAGCCATCAATGTGTACGGCTATCTCTCGGCCTAACGTCTGATTGAATCGCTCTACTAAACTCTTGCTGTAGGCTATAGATGGAGCAAAGCATACGGCTCGCTTAGTCAAGCCATTCGAGTGCTTGACGTAATTGTCCACAATATCGCCTGCCAGCGTGTCGTCTTCCTGCATACGCTTTCCTAAGTCTTCAGCATCATAATCATGATCGCCTGTGTGTGACTTCTTTAGCTTCAGATCAGAGACATCAACTGTCCTGCCGTGGTAGTAATCAGTAGGACAAAGCCAGCCAGCGTCTATTAAATCCTGCGGAGTGGTAGTGACTATAAGGTCTTGCCATAAGCCTTCAGAGGCCATACCACGGCTGTAAGGCGTAGCAGTCAAGCCAATGAAGGTCAGGTTATTGAAGCGCCGCATTTGGTCTAGCAAGCCTTTATACATATTATGCGCCTCATCTATGATCGCTATGTCATAGGTGAAATGGTTGCGCCTGACGGCTGTGGCTGTGCTGACGATCTGAATGTTTTCATTAGGATCGTATTTAGGACTGTCGCCTTGAAGCACTGAGTAACTTGCACCAAGGCTTTTGAAGGTTTCTTCAGTCTGACTCAAGAGCTTCAGCCTGTCGCAAAAGAACGCCACTCTAACCTTTGGGTTTTTCTTAACGGCCTGCATGGCTATGTAACAGGCGATAATTGTCTTACCCATAGAGCAAGGCGCACTGAGAATTACTCGCTTGTTGCCAGCTCTGAGGCTGTCTCGCAGCGCGTTAATCGCTACCGTTTGATGAGGTCTAAGGCTGATCATGAGGCTCAAGCTCCCTACAGACATCATCATAGATGCCTTTGTAGTCTGGATGACCGTAATCACTAGAGCCATCAGTCATCTGGTACGTTCTCCACAAAGCAACGTCTGAGCAGTAGCGGAACTCAGCGGCCTTAGCCTCCTCAAAGTCTGAGCCTCCAGCCATAAGAAACAATCCGACAACAATTAGTCCAGCAGCTATACCAGTTAGATTCCGCATCGTGCGTCCTCCTGTGCTGCCTGAGCATACATCTTGGCGCGATACGCAGGATAAGTTGCCTCCCAGACCTCTTCTTTGAGGCGATCCCAATCACGGCTAAACATACGTCCTAACTTCTGGTCAGCAACTTCGTGACCGTAAGACTCAACAAACTCAGGATAGTTAGCTACCATGCTGCCCATGATCAGTGCGTCTAGCAGCTCGTTTGTTTGATCTAAGTTAAATTCCATCATGCTACTTCTCCAACTGATAATAAGAGCGAACCGCTGATCTTAGGTATCCAGCGGCAGTGTCCATCAAGGCTTTCTGCAAAACCTTTTGCGCTTTACCAATTTCTTCGAGGTTGCCGTAGGCTAGATCGACTATCATGCGAGCAGCATCACCGCCATCCATGTATGTAAACAGCGCAGCGTCTAGGTTATCAGCAGCGTCACAGGATAAGAAAAGATGATCAAGGATGTCATCACGGTCAGGCTCAGGCAAAGAGTCCATGTCATAATATGGATCTAAGCCAAGCTCTTCTACTTTATCAACGATCTGGTTATAGCTAAAAGACATAAGGTTCTCCCATCAAAGTTGTGCGCCAAATAGGGCGACATTAAATTAGTTTTTTATTACCGCAAAGTTAAGTTCTGGATAATTATTTATTTTTGAATACGGAAGCAAAGATTGAATTTTGCTTATTTGCTCTTCCGTCAGAGCGTAATCTGTAACTGCTACCGCATCACCATACTCAAAACCTCCATCAACCTTCGTTCTATCTGTTCGGCAGCTTGGTGTTTTTCCGTATCGATCAACAATGCCAGATTGCTTTAATGCTGTTTTCAGAAGTTTAGCTTGATGAATCATGATGCTCTCCCGAAAGATGCGCCCCGCAGGGCGCGATTGATATTAGATAAGATTTTTCGACTTTGCGGATTTCCACAATAACTCGTCGAAATACTCAACGCATCCTCGATAAAGAGTGCGGTCTTTCGGATAAAGCTGCTCTTCGAACATGATCCGCTCTATAAATTCAGCTTTATCTTGCGCCGCTGCATATTCGCTCAAATTAACGCTCTTTGCTTCTAACTCTATTCGATCAAAAACGTCCATTTTATTCTCCCGTTAGTGAGCAGCACCTCGCCGCTCCATGTAGACATCATAGCAAAACCACACATCAGTTCAACTTTTTTACACTTATCACACAAATTAAATACACTTAACTTTCAACAACTTAGAGATTACGGACAAAATAAATAAAAAAAATAGCAAATCTGTCCGCAGTTACGGACAAATTCGCAGGTTTTTTCGGCTGATTTGTCCTTGACTAAAGGAACATAAGCCACTCATCTGGATGCTCGCTTAGCTTCATGCCAGCCTTAATTAACTCCATACGCTCAGGAGTCTCCACTACAGGCCGTGTACAGATCGCTGGATCAACTTGGAACATACCGCAGCCGTTGGCTCTAAAAAGCGCAGCAGACGCCTTGTAGCTGCCTTTTGGCGCATCAAAAGCCTCTGGCTCATGGAATACGTCTTGGTCATAAGGTTCGCCGCAATGTGGACAATAAACGTCAAACATAATCTTTCTCCCATCAAGGTTATGCGCCTCCGAAGAGGCGCGGTTGGTTTAACATCCGTTCCTAAGATAAAGATCAAGAAACTTTTCCTGCTCGTTTCTTGGTAGGCAATTTACTTCCGTATCTAACCAAACTGCTTGTTCTGGAGTGATATCCTCTCCCCAGAAGTTTGCGATGCTTAGTAGCGATTTTGCGTTATATATTTGATTTTCCATAATTTATTTCCGTCAGATGAGCAGCGTTGTGCGACTCCATGTGAATCATTCTACAGTAATTACACTTGCCGTCAACAGCTTTCACACTTATTTGAAGAAAAAAGTCATTTAGATGGTTTGGGACACCTAGTCCCTAGTTTCAGCATGATCCGCAGTGTATCTATTGCCAGAACGCTTTATCATCCGTGATTGCTGCGTCAAGCCACCTCTGTGTCCGCTAAACTGGTTTGCCGCCCTTCCTCTGCTGGTTGGGCGCGATCCCATCACTCTCGGAACACTGCGCTATCTGGGCGTTTCAGGCTACCCATAAGCCATAATCCATGAGTTATACGGTCAGGATTTATCACACCGGATCGCCAATATACACCCTAATTATTGTGTTGTACAATACACAATATGTATTGGCGTAATGCAGATCTCCCTACTGCATCTTGTATCTCCCATCACGAGCCTCGCTCTCAGGTGCGCCAATACACCTAATTATAAAACTTTTTTCAAACTTGCTTGCACAATAACCCAACAACGTGCTAGATTCCTATCTCCACTTACAGAGCGATGGGAGTCACTCATGGATAAATCTCACTTTTGGTCTGCGTTTTTTAAGGCGCAAGCAAGTTTCACTTCACCTAAAAAGTCAGGAGTCAACGGCTTCGCTAATGGTCATAAGTACCATAAGCTCGAAGACTTGCTGCCTGCCGTTTATAAAGTCCTGTCAGAGCAAAGCATCTTCTTCTACTTTGAAGACATCAATCAAGAGGATCAGGCTGGCGTACGCATCTGGATGCGGCACGAGCCTAGCGGTCAGGAAGTCTGCCAAGAATGCCTTGTTGATAAGAAAGAGCGTCACGCACAAGCTACTGGAGGCTGTTATACCTACGCTAAGCGTTACATTTTATGCAGCTTATTTTTAGTCAGCGATCCAAAGTTAGATGATGACGCAGATTTCGCTACTAATGGTAAGCGTGAAAAGTCTACTCCAAAGCCAAAACTTGCCACTGATGAGACTGTTGCTAAGATTCGCGCAAAACTTGCTGATCTTAATGTTTCTGAAGAGGCTGCTTTATCAAAGGTTGGCTCTAAGACATGGGTTATCACTAATGATCAGGCCAACATCATCCAAGGCAGGATTGATCAATTAGAGGCATCCTTATGAGAGTTTACTACGATGTTCAGCAAGGCACTGACGAATGGCTGGCACTGCGAGCTGGTTGCATAACTGCATCTAGCTTTAAGTCACTGGTAACTAGCCGTGGTGAAAAGACAGCATCCTCTACTCGTGACACCTATCTTAACCAAGTCATTGCTGAGAGGCTCACAGGCAAGCCTGTGGATACCTTTAAGAATGCCGACATGGAAAGAGGAAACGAGCGTGAAGGCTCAGCAAGAGACCTATTTGCTGCAATTATGGAGGTA